AAGAGAGAAATAAACATGGCACATTCAGATAAAAATATTGTTATAACCCCAGCTAGAAGTAACGCCGCAGCGGATCCAGGAATCGTATTTTCAGGAGCTGACGCCGCCACAGGTGCACAGAATATAACGATGAAAGTGTACCCTACTAACAGCGGTACAATCAGCTTTGAAGGTTCGGCAGGACAGTTATTCAGTATTACCAACACTATGTCAGGCACTATTTTTAGTGTTAACGATGTGTCAGGTGTGCCTAGCATTGAAGTGTTAGACACTGGTTTAATACGACTAGGACAGTACAGTGGATTTGTTGCATTTGGTAATAGTCCAGCAGTCACCGCAGCAGGCTCAACACAAGCTACTGCAACTCCTATAACTCGACAAGTTGTCTTAGTTACTGGCGGCACTGTTAATACTGGTGTTATTTTACCAGCACCGGTAGGTGGCGAACGAGTTTTTATTCGTAACAACCTAGGTGTTGATATTAAAGTTTATCCACAAACTGGTGGGCAGATCAGTAACAGCGGCGTAAACACCGGAGTTACTTTGTCAGCAGGCTCATCATTAGAGTATGTTGCATGTAGCCCAACTCTATGGTTTACAGCCAACGCAACCTACGCTTAAAATAAGTCGATTAAGTCAAATATTGTTTCGAGTTTTGCTCGAACAATCTTGCTTGAAAAACTGTTCCTTAGTCCTTGGTGTAAGGGCTTCGGAGCACCGTCAATGACTGTCCATGCCCAGCCACAATGTTCTTGACTAAGCACAGGAACAAACTCATCTGCTACTACACATAGATAAGTGTGAAAGTTAAACACTGTATCGTTGCTGACAAATGTCTCCAACGGAATAGTTTTAACTATAGTGGGCACTTGTCCTATTTCTTCTTGTACTTCTCTCTGTAGACCTTGCCACGGAGTTTCTTGGCTTTCGTTAGTACCACCAACTAGACTCCATGTGCCTCTGTGTTTGCCTGTGGCTTTTTGCAACAGTAAAAATCTATGTGTGTTTTTAGCATAAAACAGCGCACCACTGCATACAATACGTTCTTTAGAGTTCAAGTCTCCATTCCCCTCGGCGATATATACCATCAAAACTCTTTTCCCAACTTACACCGTTCCACGCATATTGTGTTCCGGTATAGATATTAGTCAAATAAACCATAGTGTCGGCACTTTCGTTAGCTGAAAATATAACAGACCACGCAGTACCACTCCATTCGATTACATCATTTGCCGCGGCGATGAAATCTGTGCCATCAGCATTTTTCCACGCATCGGGTCCGTCTTCATTAACATACAGCTCGTAGGCAATCTCACTGCCAGCTGCACACGGATTATCTAATGTAATGACATAGTTTCCAGTGTCAATATTGTCCGGAGTTCTAACACTACCCGATCCAACTTCTACTCCGTTAACAAATATTTTATGATCATTTACTTTTCTATGCAAGACATTTGTATTGATACGCTGTATTCTGCTTTCCGAAATAAACGTATCTTTTAAGCCACCGCCAATATCTTCTAGAATAAGATATCTAGCGCCTGCTGTTAGGGTTGGTCTGGTTCGTTGAGGGTCTATGATAGCATCAAATGTTCCGAGACTTGCTCTAACGCCCGACGGAATATCCACATCAGTTGGGTAAGTATCTTGATCCCAGTTGGCAATCATAATCGAATCATCAAGTGCATTAACTGTTACATAACCTACTACATAGGAGCCATTAGGCTGACGTAGATACAGTCTGGTTAGACCTGGTTGATACACGTCTGGTTTAAGTTGGATTAACATTTGCCATGCTAGATAATCTTGATCAGGTTCGCTACTTATTAATCGAACCTGAGTTCCAGCAACCTCAATATCGTAGTTACCAATGGTAAGAGTTTGACCAAACAGAGGATTAGACGCTACAATCTCAATGTCTGCAACGTTATTGTCAGAGCCTAATCCTGGAATGTAAGTAGTTCCGCCGTCGGTGCCTGCTAATATGTTTGAAATAATACTAGTGGTAATGCCTAGACGTTTAACTTTAGCAGGAGGACTAATATAAATTGGAGTAGTCAACGTTATAGTAGCAATATCAATATCAGTACCAGTGCCCATTGGAATACTTCTAGAGCTAAAAATCACATCCTCCATATCAACTACAGTTAAACTGGCCCAGTCAACGTAGTTGTCAGTAGTTTGAATTTCAAGACTTGGATTAAACAGCATCAATAACTGTTCAAGTATTTGTAACTTTTGATCAGTGCTGCTGCTCCATATCTCAACTTTGACGCTGAGCTTAAAGGGAGTAGGCATCATACGTTCAACAGTGTATGAGTCGCCTTGTGTGCTGAGATATTCGCCTGTTCCAGTATTCACTGCTCGCTCTCTAACGTGTATCTTACCAACAAAGCTAGGGTCCGCCAGTCGGTCTTTGTCTAAATCTAGTTCAGTTATATGTACCGCAATCTTAGGCGAACTCAATACAGTATTTTCACTATTGTTGTTTACAACAGTAGACACTTGGCGATCAGCATCGCCGTAGATTACCGGCACTCTAGTCAGTGTGCCATCACCATTTTTAACTAGAAAGTTGCTTAACAGCCTTATGATTTGTACTAGATATCGGCGTACTTGTCCGTCATAAAAATATTGCATTATAGATCAGCCTTTGGTTTCATTGCTTTAGACAAGGCAACTCGTTGTTCAGTAGAACCGCTGTATAGTTTCCACGAAACTTGTTTGCCTGCAGGAGCAATTTCGCTAAATGTAAACAATGCTTTACCTCCTACTCCGGAAGTAACAGTCACAGTTGGGAATGTGCTATCACCAATAACTGCTGTGGCAAACATTCCCACAGTAAATGTTATAGTAGTTTGTAGTGTAGTTGCATTGACTGTGGGAGTATAGAAGTCACTAGTCACTAGACCAACGCCAGTCTTATCGGCATTGTTAATGAACGAGCCTTTAAATGTATTTCTAGTTGTAGTATTGCTAAGTGTTGTTCTAACGTTGTCTTCAAACTTGACCCATCTAGTACCATCATATCTGTACAGTCTGTTGGGCATAAAATCAGTACGCAGAAAGAAGTCACCGCCAGCTGGCGCTGCTGGGAATGTTATGCCATGTCCAAAATCTACACCGTTTGGTGCAATACCGTCGCCTGTTAAGTAACCGCTGTAGCCATTGCGTTGAGGACGTTTTGCTACACGACTTACATCCATTCCGCTGGCATCTCCAAGAGCACCGCCTAAGCTGGCATCTAGTGTTGATGAATCTATAGTTTCTAATGCTGCACGACCATTATCATCTATAGCTAATGTATAAAAATGCTGTGTTTCATAACCGCTCATTGGAGCATTAGTTTCAGCTTCAGTTAGTGCTGCATCGTTAATCTGAATAGACTTATTGTATGTACTGAGTAGATCTCTAAGAGTATTGTCAGTTTCTTCTAAAGTAACGGGATCAACAATCTTTTGATCAAATATTTCTTTGTACTGCTGACTGTCTACAATCTTAGTTAACTTTAATCTGTACAAGTGCGGAAACCACGTGGGACTAAAGCCCTCTGCTGCTCGGCCCACATCGCTAATAACAAAATATTTTGGTAAACTTACGTCAAAGTCACCTAGTGCAAACTCATCTCTAGCATGTGGCAGCTCTATAACGTCACCATTGATAGGTTTTCGACCAATAGTTTCTAAAAAGTTATTGATATGCACTGTCATGAATACTGTGTCATTGTCAATGAACAGACCAAACTGACTAAGGTTAAAGTCTAAATCTTGTACGTTGTAAATACCGCGAATGTGATAGATGCTAGGATCGTATTTTCTATCTCTGTTTTCTAAAAATACTAGATCCTGAATGCCTGTAACACCTAACGTGTCGTTAGGATTATTAGGATCTTGAGGGCCTAGGTATTTGTGCAGGTAGACATCCGTGCCCCCTACTTGGAACATTTCATTAATCTGTCGATCAATAAACTTGTAATCGTTGCCTTTTTCCGGGCGATAAAGTGATAATCTTGGCATAGTACTATATTTAGCGATAAATAGATTGGGAGATTAAAATGTCACAGGTAAACATCCAAGCAGAAAAACAAAAAGTTTATGATTACGTGCGAGCAATGCTGGGCGACGGCATGATCGACGTGGAACTAGACCCAATTCATTACGAAATCGCCCTAGACAAAACTATAGATAAGTTTCGTCAGCGTAGTTCTCATGCAGTAGAAGAGAGCTACATGTTTTTAGAACTGCAAAAAGATACTAATGACTACAGATTACCCGACGAAGTTATTGAAGTAAGATCGGTATTTAGACGATCTTTAGGATCTAGAACAGGCAGTGGTACAGGTGCTGATTTTGAACCATTCAGCCTTGCCTATACCAACACATACTTGTTAAACAGCACAATGCTGGGCGGCATAGCCACTTATGAAATGTTTGCTCAATACCAAGAACTTGTTGGCCGCATGTTTGGCGCATACATTGAGTTTCAATGGATTCCACACAGCCATACCATACGAATTTTACAAAGACCGTTTGTAGCAGGCGAAACTATCATGTTACGCTGCTATAACTACAAACCAGACTATCTGATAATCAACGACATATATTCTAAGCAATGGGTTAGAGATTACACTTTAGCAGTTTGTAAAGGTATATTAGGAGAAGCTCGCAGTAAGTTTGGAACAATTGCAGGGCCACAAGGTGGTACACAGTTAAACGGCGGTGATCTTAAATCTGCAAGTAAAGAAGAAGTTGAAAAGCTAGATAAAGAATTAGAAACGTTAGTTGCTGGGGGACAGCCCATGTCGTTTATTATAGGATAACTATGAAAATATCCGATATTATTTCTGAAAACTCTGCCAGCAGTCAAGATGCACAAAATTTAGAAGAACGCCGCAAGAAAAAACGAAAACTGCGTCACGCAGCCTATGGCCCTGGACTGTATGGTGGCTATGGATATTACGCAAACTACGGTAACAGCGATAGTAGCGGAGACGGTGGCGGTGACGGAGGCGGTGGTGGCGAGAGTATGCACGAACTGTTTGACGGTGGCAAAGAGTGGAAGTGGACTTATCAAGATAAGAATCAAGCTTCAGCTGAGTTTACTGTAGGTGATGTACACTACACATTCATGGCCGGCCAAGATCCGGATGAGGCACCCGGAGACTGGGACATTGAATTTGCAGCCAAACGAGCACACGGTACAGCAAGTTGGGGTGTAACTGGCACTGGTAACTCTGCTCATGTATTCGGCACAGTTGTTGACATTATGAAAGCCTTTATAGCAAATAAAAAAGCTTCTATACGAAGAATGACATTTGCCGCTAAAGAAGATTCAAGACAAGGCCTGTATGCTCGTATGGTCAAGAGACTGTTGCCCAAGTGGAACTTAGAACAAAAGGGAGAGGCATTTGTATTAACTCGCCCCGGTGGCCTCGTATTTTGGGTCTATAGTGTTGAAGCACCATATAACAAGATACCAGCTGTTAAAGTTAAGGCTAACTCAGCAAAAGAAGCAGAACAAATCGTATTAACTACCATGCCTGAATTTAAAGGCGCTGACTTAATGGGTATGGGTGCTAGTAAAAACAAACCAGATTTAAGTGAAAACTTTGCTGACGGTAAGAATCCGCAAGACAAAGGCGATGCTAAACGTCACGGTGTCAATACCAAAGCGTCAGTGAGTAGCCTGCGTAAAACTGCCAAGCAGGGTGGCCGCAAAGGCCAGCTAGCACATTGGATGGCTAACATGAAAGCTGGAAGGGCTAAAAAGAAATGAAAACAACAGAAATTATTACCGAAGCTGTTAAACAACGATTAGACGCTAAATGTTGGAAGGGCAAGCATAAGGAAGGCACTAAGATTAAAGGCGGTGTCCGTGTAAACAACTGTGTGCCCAATGAAAGTATTGAAGAACAGTTTGACATCATTGAAGAAATGGTTAATAGTCTAGCTAAAGCACACGGAGTTGATGCTGACCAGATCTGGGAAGACTTTGAATCAGTAGATGATCACGAACTACTAGACGAATCAGCAGCATGGAAACGTTCAGCCGGTAAAAGCAAAAAAGGCGGCCTCAATGCCAAAGGTGTTGCTAGCTATCGCAGAGAGAATCCCGGATCTAAACTACAAATGGCAGTGACCACTAAACCTAGCAAACTCAAGCCTGGATCAAAAGCAGCCAAGCGCAGAAAGAGTTTCTGTGCAAGAATGGGCGGCAACAAAGGCCCTATGAAGAAGCCTAATGGTGATCCTACCCGCAAAGCATTGGCATTACGGAAGTGGAACTGCTGATATATGGCGTATAAAAATTTGACAAACTTGTAAAAGAGTATAAAATATAGTATCGCAGGAGATACTATGATTATAGGGTTTGTGGGATTTATTGGAAGTGGCAAAGATACTGCCGCAGATTATTTGGTTAACTTTCACGGATTCCGCCGTGACTCATTTGCAAATACATTAAAAGACGCGGTTGCCAACGTATTCGGTTGGGACCGCGTTCTGTTGGAAGGACGTACAACAGAAGCTCGTGAGTGGCGAGAGCAAATAGATCCGTGGTGGGCAGACCGATTAGATATGCCTGATTTAACTCCTAGACTGATGTTACAGTTATGGGGTACAGAAGTTTGCCGCAACGGATTTCATGATGATATTTGGATTGCCAGCTTGGAGAACAAGATGCGTAAAACAAGTGATAATATTGTTATTAGCGATGTACGTTTTCCTAACGAAATACTTGCTATTAAAAATGCCGGAGGCCAAGTAGTACGTGTAGTACGCGGTGCTGATCCAGAATGGTATCAAGATGCATGGAACGTAAATCAAGGCCCTACTAATATGAGCTGGTCAATCAGTAAGTTAAATATGGAAAGACGTAAGATTCACGCTAGCGAAACTGCTTGGATAGGCAAAGGCATTGACATTGAAATAGACAATAACGGCACTATTGACGATTTGTTCAAGCAGATTAAAAGTCTGGTTGAAGTCCACCCTGAGACCATTTAACACCTTCTTTAGCCAGTATGCGTTGGCAGTTGGCGCATACTGTTTTTAAATTAGCAGGCCTAGTATTGTTCATGTTTCCATCTACATGAAATACATTAAACTGCTCTTTAAACTTACTTTTGAAGTTGCATTTGTCGCACACTAGTTTTGTGCGGTAGCCGTCCTGGTACCACTTGGGTAATCCCTTGCCTATGCCACCGGTGAGGCATACTTCGCATTTACGTCTGTAATACGTTTTGCCGTTCTTTATATAGTTAACGGCTGCTGGTCTATACCCACAAATACACAAAGGTCTGCTCATCCTGTATTTATCCTTACCTTTTCAGCCCCTTTTCAAACGCTTATATGCAGCTTCTTTTATCCAAATGCGCTAAATAATAGTAGAACACAGTATCCTTAGGAGAAACGAATATGGCATTAAGTTCACCAGGCGTAGAAGTCAAAGTTATTGACGAATCATTTTATACCCCAGCAGAGCCTGGCACAGTCCCGTTGATTGTCGTTGCTACTGCTGAAAACAAATCAAACGGAGCAGGCGACGGCACTGCACCAGGTACATTAAAGGCCAACGCTGGCCAAGTGTACTTGTTAACAAGTCAGAAAGATCTTGCAGATACTTTTGGCGATCCAGTCTTCAAGACAGACGGAAACAACAATCCAATCCATGCTGGCGAACAGAACGAGTATGGTTTACAAGCTGCATACAGTTTACTTGGTGTTAGCAATCGTGCATTTGTAGTACGTGCTGA